CTTACCGCCTCCGTTATGATGTTTGTCGTATCGAGGGTCGGTTCCTGATCAATCCCCATGGTCAGCGCACTAGACCAGGTGGTTCCGTCCAGAGAGATCTGGACCGAAAGCACGTTCATGTTCTGTGCATCAAGCGCCTGAATGGGTCCGATATAGCGGCTGCCATAAATTCGCGCGCCGGCACGCGCCCGGGTACCGCCATCTGCGCCGGTAAAGGCATTCAGGACGACCGTTCTGATCTGCGCGTTGATATCTGACGGAAGCCCATCATTCGCTTCGTATTCCACTTTGATATGAACGCTCACCGCATCCAGCGTTTTCCACCTGTAGGTGTACTCCGGATAAGGGGCGTCATAATTTTCGGTATCCTGCACGGTCCCGGTGGTGTCACCGTTCATAACGGTGCCCGGGGGAAGTTTTTTATTGATGGCCGCTGCAATGTCTGCCACTGCCCCGCCATAAACCCCGATATAAATCGAGCTGGCCAGCAGCGTGTAATTCGTGGAACCTTTGTCGACGGAAGTGGGCTCTTTGTTGTCGATCACATAAACATCAAGCACCCCGTCGACTTCCAGGACAGCAGCCCGCACAGCCGCTGCCGTGTTGAAGGCGTTACGTGCCACTGACTGGCGACGGCGATACTCAAATGCAGATCGCCCTTCAACATTCGAGCCCGGTACACCCGCGGTCTCGTTGGTGATACTCGACCAGCCACTTACCGCGACATAGATGTTTGTCAGCGTACCAATGGGGCAAGCTATCGGCCCGGTAGTCAGGTTCTGGAACTCGATCTTTACCGTCCCGTCGGCGCCTATCGTTCCGGCCGCCAGGGACACGTACATATAACCGTTATCGTCGGTTGCATAGGACTGTGCCGGGATCACCGTCCCAGGTACGCCGGAGCATGTGGCCGTTACAACCGTACCCGCAGCAGCAATGCGATCGAGGAAGTAAATCCTGCCGATGCCATCCTGAAATCTGCCGGAGGAAAAGTCCGGGTTCATGTTGTTGACGATAGCCAGAAGCTGATCGTTCTTGTCTGCGATGATTGCAGTATCAGTGACAGCCAGTTGCCCCTGCGGCGTCTTGAGGTTAGTGCTCATCGCCGTCCCGAATGCAGAACCAATATCTGCTATACGCCCGGCAAGAATGTCTCCCTCATCCGGAACATCAAGGCCAGTGGTGGAAAAGGTCACGGCCGGTACCGCCGTAGAGATTGTCGTCATTTTTTCCTCACAGGGTGACGCTGGAATCCAGGCCGTTTGTATCCACGATCGCAATAACGCCGGTAGTGCGGCGCGTATCGCGGTTGTTAATCAGCGTCGGCTCAGCGCGCGCGATATAGCTCATCCGCAACGCTTCAACCTGAAGCGCGGCCGCCATGGCGCCGGTGCTGGCCTTAACGTTCAGCAGCTCTTTGTAATTAACGCCGGTGTCTTTTTCGTAAATGCACTCGCCGCGTATAGCCAGGCATGCCGTCGCTACGTCCTGAGCGCAGGCGTAGGGATTTTCAACCGTGGCGATATTACCCAGCTCATCAAGGACAAGATCCCAGGTGTCGGGATCGAGTTTGAGAGATATTGTTTTCATGGATTTCGCCCATAAAAAAACCCCGCCGAAGCGAGGTTTGGTTTTCGAAGCACCAATTAGTGCTTCGATTTATTATCAGATAGTTAAGCCACATCAGCACCATGAATAAGGTGGCGAAGCGCCTGAACCCCTTCGGCGTTGTAACGGAACGCCTCAACCTGCTTATCCGAGTGTCTCGACTTATCCAGAAAGAACTTGCCGTACTGCTCAGTTTTCAGGTTGTGTTTATTGGCTACGCGACCGATCTTGTTCGCAGTGCAACCGAGCTGCGCCGCCACTTCACCCGCCGTAGAATAATGCTCTTCAATCGCTGGCAGTGGCACAACTTCGTGACCGAGAAGCGGGTTAACAAGGGTGGCAACGATCACCTGGTTAGCCGATTCACCAAGCCGAGGGAACATTGACATCAGCTCGCGGGCCGATGCGATGTTTTTCTCCAGCGCCTGAGCTTTGAGTTGTTCAGCTTTGGCAAGCCGATATTCAGTAAGCCCTGAGGTGCTTTTGGTCGGCACCTGGATAGCCTGCATGTCTTCCAGCTTATCAACCAAAGAGCGGCGAACGGCCTTAGACTCGCGTGCGGCCACGCGCAGTGCCTGCTTGACCGTCATTTCGATTACGACCTGATCGGCGCCGCCTTTAGACTTGTCCATAGGGGTTACAAAAGTTTTGTAACCCTCCCCCTCAAGCTCATCACGAATGCGATCTATGAATACGTTATTACGTACCGGCCTCTCTCCGCATTGCTTACGCGCCTGATTGACCATTTCAAGCAGTGACTGGCTGTCAATCGTTTTGTCAGTGACAATTGAACCTACATTTGCTACATTCTTCTTAGTCATATACGTTCCTATACGTTGTTAGACTTCAGTAGACCGCCAGCAGCCACTGGCGGTTTTTCTTTTTGCGCCGTCCAATGCGCCTGTCAGTGAAGCTCCTTTCTTAATCTTGGTAGCACCCGCGACCAGTTGTCGTCGTTTTGTGGTTCATATGCAATATGCTCAGACGCCTTTGCTATAGCCTTTCTCGCTTCTTCAAACGTCCAGCGAAACTCATTACCAAAGTCATAAAACTTACCTGCATACTCTGATTTGATTGTTCGCATTGCTGGGTATAAATCTCTTGCAAAGTTTTGCATCCGATTGGTTACATCCCACATCCAAGCGAGTCGACATAGCTCATCATCGGTGAACTGCTTAGCAATTGGTGAATGCGCCACTTCACGATCCAGAATATCCAGCACCCAGCGGCGGAACTCTTTGGCGACCGGAGTGCGGGCGAACATTGCGATCAGGTGCGCGCCACGAAGTGAGAAAACTCGCACCTTTTTGCGGTAGTTTCCTGAGGTCACTGATTCAATGACCTGAGTCATTCCGCTGGTAAACTCGTCTGAATTCTGGTTGAACAGGTTCGTTACTGATTTTGCGCTTTTGTACTGAAGCGCATTGGCGATTTCTGCAGAGGTCAGCCAAATACCAGTCATGCCGGTAACTGGAACAATCGCTTTACCTTGGAAGTTGAGGTCTGATCTTGCTACAATGTTCATGTCGATATTTCCTTCGCGGTTATTTTCGATAGAAGCCCCAAAGGTTGCTGCCAATGGGGCTTCGCTGTTTTTACTGACCATTCATGCGCTCCTCACGCAGGCTTTTTGCCAAACGCTGCACAATTGCAGAGTTAATCGAAATCCCATCCATTTCAGCTAAGCGCCGGATATCCTCCTTCATTCGCTCTGGCAGGCGAAGCTGGAAACTGTCGTTCTTGCGGCCGGTATAGAGTACGTCTTGCATCTACTATCTCCTTCTGTGGTGTCAACTTGGTTCTAAAACCAATTTAGCACCATTTAAAACAATGTCAAGTTGGTGCTATTGTTTGTCGTCGAAATTGAAACTTTGAGGACTTATGAGCAAATTCCCTAGCCAAGAAATGGACAGGTTTAATGTAAGGTTGCCTGTTGGCATGCGCGATGCCATAGCCGATCGCGCTAAGCGGAACGGCAGGTCTATGAACTCTGAGATTGTCCAGATCCTTCAGGATGCGCTGGAGACAGAAAAGCTGATAGCTGAAACCGACATTGTCGATTTTGACTCAACCCAGGCGGTTCTGGATTCAAAATCCACGCCAGAGGAAAAAGCTGCGTTTCTCTCTGAGCTTGAGGAAAGAGATCCCTTTACCGCTGCAATTCTTCGCGAGGGAGAGGAACATAACAGAAGGCTTGCTGCAATCCTTGGGAAGCGCATGGGTTATCTTGACAACGATAAATAGCAAAACCTCTGGAGAACATGATGGAATGGATTATTGGTGTAATTGTAATAGTATTTCTCGTTAACCTTTTCAAACCAAGGCGTTGCGATGTATGCGGCATAGGGTTTAAGCGGAACTACTACACCTGGAAGATCGACGGCAAAAATCAACACCTTTGTCCGAACTGCAATAGCAAAATGAAAAAAAGAAAAAGCGACATCAGCTTTAAAGACAGATTCGGCTAAGAAGAAGCCCACACAATGGTGGGCTTTCATTATTTAATGCCAGCAACCTTACCTTCTAGCCTTTTGCACGCCTGATCATCAAGCATGCTTTGATACGGGCCAATGTTATTGCAAGCATCAACAAGAGTTTTGACCGCATATCTAGCATAACTACCACCATCCTCCCGCATCAGCCTGCCACTCCTGGCAGAGAGGTCATTTGCTCCCTCATCATATGCTTCTGACAAAGCAAGTTGAGAGGCTTTCTCTTTTATAGCTAATCTAATCTCAATATCATTGTTTAGATCTTTATTTTTATTGAAAAAATCATCAAGCGTCTCTGCATATGAAAGAGTGGTGGTTATTAGCAGAATTGAGAATAGCAAGGAATGTTTAATCATCATCACGGCTCCAGAGGATCGGTTCGGCTTCCTCCTGATACTACTCCACCATGAGTATGACCATCAACGATAGAACCGTCGACAAGCTCAAGCTGTCCGTTCGGATGGACTTTCAGGCCGTTTATGTTAACCACTCCAGGGCTCTGTATGTTTATGCCGCTGCCTGTAAACTCAGCAAACTCCGTGGGTTCATCGTTCAAACTGGCTATAGCCGTGATGTAAACAGCATCCGAGTAAGAGTGGCGCCGCTGAGTTGGTGGAGGGCCTCCGCCTTTAGTTTTTTTCACATTTGTGATGTCTTTATCACAGGCAATCACCAAGCCAATATCACCTACTCTGGGCGTCATTTTTACCGAACTATTTCCAGCCTGGTACTGAATGAATGGAACATTGTAAACATCCTGGTTTTCAATTGATCCGCCAGAAGCGTTTGTTCCAGTAACCAGAGGAAAAACGGTAAGGGTCTTCCCATTCACTTTTTTGACTAAAACGATATCGGCAAATACGCAGCCCTTTATGGCTCCGGCTATAAGCGAAAGAACAGCGTTCCCCTGGCACGACATGTCACTAGGCTTTTGCTTGGTAAGCATTTCATACTCCAAATACAAATCCCGGATAAGCTACAACGAACGTTTCCCACAGACCACCGGGGACCCTGCATGACAAGTAATGAGTGGTTCCATACTGGACTATCCAATCCCCGCTTGCATGAGGGAGAGAGGTTTCCAGTTTTATTTTTCGAGCCAGCTTTATTGATGGTGAATAAATGCAGCGAAAATTTATACCAATATCATAAAAAATAGGGTAGCCAATTAATCCATTCTCTGGAGATATAAATGGAACTACAGAGTCAATAGGGCTTTTCCCTGTGTAGATTGTAACCGTCCCAAAGTCTATATCTGCGATGATATTATGGTCGGCCGCAATTTTCTGAATTTGCTCAATAGCATTTCCCTCATAATAGGGGTTGCTATGCACCGATTTAACATCAACGTTTACGAACTTCAAATCCACCTTAGAGGCCAGTGCTTTTATCATATCGGCGACAGACGCCTCACCTTCAATTGAAGTTGGCTCGCATACGACAAGCTTTTCCTTTCCAATAGCTGAGGCCGTTATTTCAATCGGAGCATCAGGCATCTGATTAAGATTTACCCTGGCAGATATTATCGTGCCCATAAACACGCAAACATCTCCAGTAAAAACCCGTATGGCGTTTTGCTGCTCACCGAAGAATTTCTCGGAGTTGGTGGTCAATTTAGCCATGTTATCAATGGATAAGCCCCATAGGCTAAGCTCCATCATCGTCCCGGTAGCCCCCCCATAAGCCGAAACAGAAAGCTCGCACTTGAAATTTTCGGCTATGAGCGTGTTACCTTTTTTACCGTCAAAGGTGCCATTGGCCAGAGTAAACTCAACCGTTATCTCTCTTTCCTTGTAACTCATCGGCCCACCTCATCACTCGTCGCATAGTAAAGTTTGAAGCGTGTTCCTATTTCGTCATAAACCGGATTCGAATCCCCTTTTGTGTCTACAAAAATGAGATCGCCATTAAATCCAAGATACTTATATCTGACAAGGTATATACAGTTAAGGCAGAGAACACCCTGCATAATTGCAGTGTCATCAACGTACAGGTCTATGTAGAATCCAGTTGAGCGCTGATGAAGCTTTATTGCGCAGTTCTGGCCACCAAGCGTGACATAGACCTTTTGAGATAGTGACGGTGATAAGCTAATTTCCTGCATGTCACATCACCTTATTTTTAAGAAAATCAGCCACCGTGCTTTTGATCTGTTTTGCGACCGCTGTTGATGAGTTATCCCATACTTGAGATACCGATTTGGACGCAGAATTGACACCTGAAACTATGGCACTCCCGGTAAGATCAAGGGCGCTTGATAGCGATGTATTCCCGCTTGTCCACGCGTTTTTTGCGTCAGTAAGCGTTACTTCTTTAGTTGAAGCAGTGATTACCTCTGTTTTTGCAGCGCCCTTATTGTTTGTTTTGTCGTTATCTGTCGGAACCTTACCGGAAACCCCGTTAGCGATAATTACTTCACCGCTATCCATTATCTCTTCGAAGGTGCAGTTCGCCATCAACAACGTCTGCCCGCGATACGAACCCACAAAGTAATCGAAGTGGGTAAGATCGTAGCTGTAATACACCGTGTCAGGCGTCTCGATGTTGTAGGTGCTGGCCGTGTTTTTCATCTCATCCAGCTTCTGAATGAAATTACTTCGGCTAAGAAGAGATAAGTTTGTCAGGTTTGGAAGCGCACCTGTATATGCAGTCCATCCCTCAAGTGCCAGGATCACCCTTAATTCCGATGGCTGCCGGACCTTGTTGTACGAAGTATACTGCCCATTTTCAACCGGCCCCTTCGTCACGTTAGCATCACCGTAGCGATCAACGCTAACCCAGCCGGAAGGAGCGAAAACCTCCTGCCCGGCTGCAGCCGTCAAAAGCGACTTGTCAACGGTGTTATAGGTGATCCGGTAGGTTGGCGACAGGGCGCTGTTAAGGACGGATAACAGGCTTCCTCCCTGAATGGCGGATAGCACTGTCGAGACATTCAGAGAAAACGACATGAGTTATTGTCCTGAGTAGCCAGCCATTAGCATGACGCGGTTGTCGCCGTGCTTTTTGATGTCGCTGGTAAGCTGTTCCACGTTCTGGGCCTGAGTGGTGATTTTGGTGCCATAAAAGTTATAAACACCGCCAGCCTGACCCGGCATCGCGCGGTCTACGGCCATCCCGGCGCCGGGGCGCATTCCGGCCATGACTTTGGGGACGTAATTGCGAGTTTCCGACGGCAGGTTATCCATGCCTTTCTTCTGGACGTTTCCGAGCCCCCAGTTATAGGAGGCAAGAGTTTTTTCCAGATCGCCACCAGTAGCATCCAGCAGATAGCGCAGGTATCTTGCAGCGGCATCAGCTGACTTATGGGGGTCATAAACGTCCATCCCCTTCAAACCCAAGTCTCTGGCAGTTCCATCCATAAACTGGAATGGGCCTTTCGCCCCTTTGGGGGATACTGCGAACGGGTCCCCACCTGATTCAGTAGCAGCTACCGAAGACAGCAGTCCGGCCGGAAGTCCATATTTACCTTCCAGCGCCCCGAATTCGCCAGCCATTGCCTGAAGAAATGCCTTTCCTTTGGTGCCAAGGCGAGCGGCCTGCGCGTTAAGCGGGACATTTGGCTGGTAGCCGCCAACAATATTTGGCTGCATGGATGCTGCCCCAGCCGGAGAAATTAATGCATTCACAGCCTGTGAAAGAAGATTTTTAGTTGATTCCCAGAATGAGCGCTCATCCTGATCTTTCTTTCTTTGCTCCGGTGATAGAGCTTGTATATTTTGCTGATTGTTATACCAACCACCTGCAGACCAGCGCTGTTTTATTGATTCCCAAAGAGAATCAGTATGGTCTGCTTTGGTTGCGGCATTGGATATGTTCTGATAAGCCCCTACACCCACAGCACTGGCAGCGACAAACCACGCAGGTGGTGTGAGGGCGAACAATCCAGTAAAAGCCTTTGTGATTCCCATCACCCATGTCGCAACCTTTAAGCCGATGAGTAGCTTGATCGCGTTTTCCCAACCACCAACAGATCTCGCAGCGTTATCTGCCACCTTAGCTCCGCTCTCAATGGCGCCAAAGAAGGACTCGACCTTTTGTCTCATCTCATCTGGATGAGATTTCATCCAGTTTGATAACTGAAGAAGAACGCCATTAAACTCACGCACATACGGAATAAGGAACGTGTAAAACTGGTTTTTAGTGGTTTCGAGGTTCTGGTTGAGCACCACCCATGCTTCTGTAAACTCTTTCGCCCCCTTAACAGAGGCGTCAGTTATTCCAGAGCTTTTTGTTAAGCGGTCAACATCCGGAAGAAATCTACCCTCCTGGTTTCGCTGAATGGTCGCATCATCGAACCCACCCATAGCACCAATCTGGCGCCGAATGTTTGGGTCTTTGACTTTCCTGAGTGACTCCAGATAAGACCTTGCGAGTGACTTGGCATCCTTTGAATAGACGTCAAAAGTATCGCCAGTTAACGCCGTAAGCATTCGCATGCCGCTAAAGATCGGGCTGCTGGTATCCCCAAATAGAGAGCCTTGCTTTGCAGCCTGAAAACCCTGCAAGGCGGCCGTTATCCTCTCAAAAGAGCTTCCGGCTGATTCTGCAGCCTTTCCGAAACCATCTAGTTCCCTGGCTGTCATGCCAAGAGCCTTTGACTGAATGGAAAGGTCCATCAGGCTAGACGTGGTATTTTTAACAAGGCTCATCAGGCCGCCGGCAGTGACGGTAACGCCAGTCAGTGCCAGCAATTCCGTCTTGATGCTGCTGAAGAACGAAGCGGCTTTCTTGCCCTGCTCCGCCATTTCCTTGGCAGTTTTTTTCGCATCCTCACGCTGCTTCTTGAGGTCGTCGCTAACGTCTTTCTGCCCCTTACGGAAGTCAGACGTATCAAGGCCCAGCGTAATCAGGAGGGCGTCAATTACCGTTGCTGCCATGATCACTCTCCGCTATGGCTCTGTTGGTGTTATCCACGGTCATTATTTCAATCAGCCACCACATATCCTGGACGCTGTATACGGTGTCCAGTTCGTGGAGTGTCGCCATTTTCCCGGAGATCACCGCGGCGATGGTGCGCGGTACATTCGCATACTGTATGAAGCCGCGATCTGAATCTTCCGGGACGGATAAGGGGATTTCTAACTTGCGGTGGCTGCTACAAAAGCGATATGGAGTTTGAAGGCTTCGATTTTCAGGCGCGACCAGGTGCTGATTTCTTCGATCTGACCTTCGTCAACAAGCGCTGTTTCGATACCGTTACCGCCGAGGAATTTCACGCAGCCAAGCAACTCATCAAGCAGAGGCTTTGACTGTGCGAACGGAACTTTAGCCAGTGAAGTGATACCCCACTGAGCGAGTCCGGCCATACCGCTGGCCATCACGCTTTCGTACAACTCGCGAGCTTCTGCGTTATCCTCGGCTGGTGCCGGCGCCACCGC